TTTAAAATCTTTAACACCTGTTCTAAATTTTAAAACATCATTTCTTGGTATAACAAATTGACCTACACATCTTCCAGTAGAATCAGATACAAGAGTTCCTCCTCCAGATAATGATGTATCACCTTCATATGTAATTACACTAGTTTGATCTGAAAATTCACTAAAATCTGCATCTACATGAGAACTACCTGATGAATATGCAGATTGCTTACAGTAAGCAGTAATGTCTATGCCTCCAAAAAATGCATATAATTTTGTTTCGGGTTTTAAGAGCTCGGCATCAAATGAGATTTTTCTTGATCTCATAAATGGTATGAAGTTTGTTTCAACAACATAATCACCAATTTCTTTGGTTACAGTATCTGAAGTAACTGATGTAGATAAACCAGATCGCGATTGTGTACCAGTTAATGTTGTTGCAGTGACAGTTGTTGTAACTTCTTCCCGACGGGTATTACCGAACCCCCAGTCTGTTTGTTCATCTGGACCATTTCGAACTAATGTTTGTTGACCGCCAATGATCTGATTATAACTATTCTCATTAATTTCTTTACCAGTCCAATTAGTTTCCCATTCATCCCATACAGTACCTAATATTCCGGACTCTTCTGCCATGGCCACAAATTGATCATATATAGAATTATTATCAATTGTTATATCTGGTCTTACATCAACCTCTTTCCATTCATCTGTTTCAGGAGAAAGCTTCATTGTTCCTTCCCATGCAAACACGTTGTGTGGATTTATAAGTTCTGCATAAGTTGAATATGGTTGAGTTATGTGTGCGACAGTAGTATGTGGCATTGTAATAATACCACCCTTTGTTGACTTAACGGCTTTGGCAGTTACACCATTGCTTGCTCCGTTAGATGATACATTATTGCTTTGATCTGAAGTAGCACGTACTAAATTAATAGATCGTGGATCAAATTTAGGTCTTAAAGTACCAGGAACTTTATCAATTGATACACTATAATCTGGATCTGCGGAATTTCCTATATTATGGCCATAGAATCCATCAACTATAAATCCATTTTTAAATCTACTATTTAGTCCTGAATATAATTCAATTGCGGCCGCAGATTTTTCTAATAAAGAAAGTGATGTATAGTATTCTAAATTTTTAATTCTTTTATCAAGTTTACCAATGTCTCTCATAGTATAACGTTTATTATCTATAGGATTTGCCTTAACATCTTTAACATTAAACACATATGGATTACATGAAATTGCATATAAGGTCATTGAGTTTGCAACATCTTCAGGTGCCTTAGGCTGAAATGCCGAAGTACCTTTAACATATTTAAAAATGCCATCATCGCCTAATAATATTTTATCTATTCTAGGTAAATAAAATTTAATATCATTTTCACAAATTGTACCCGGTGAAGGGGCAAGAGATGTAGATGCATTAGTACCTGAACTAAATTCAAATCCAGTTGTGGCACCAGTTGTGGCCTTTGATGGTCTAAAGTCTAAACAGTCTCTTAATTGAACTACACCATTCACACCATTAAATGTTGGAATAGTTTCATATAATATTGTATTGGCCGCTGAATTTGTATTAGAATCATAATATGAATCTACACAGAAATAATCTCCTGCAGAATGAACATAATAATCAAATTTTACTACTAAGTTTCCATTAGGTACAGATTCTCCACCTTTAAGAATAATATTTCCTTCTTCATAGAAGTTTTCTCTTTGTCCATTATCAAGAGTAAATTTATTTGTAACAACTGCATTAGTTGAATCTGTAATACTTCTTATTTTTATAATATCATTTTTGCCTAGACCATATGATGCAGAACCATTGGCCGTAATAGTATTTGTTTGATCAGTATATATGGTCTTTGTTTTTCTTGTAGAACCAGAATTATTTAATCTTCGTATTGATGCAACAACTTGAACTTTCTCTCCTTGTGTAAGTGACATACTACCAAGTCCGGCAGAATTTAATGTAAAACTAGATGAACCTACACCAGATGCCACAGCATTTGCTTCTACAACTGCATTCGTATCAACTGCAACTTGAATATCATCATCATTTGCAAGAACACCACCTGACGGACAAGTTAATACAATGTTTCCACTAGAATCAACTGTGCCACTCATATATGCTCTTACTATATAATCTGTATCTACATTATTACTTCCATCTTTTAATGTTCGTATTGTAGAAAATGGTAATTTATATAAAAAGCTTGATTGTCCACTGTCATATCTAACTGCCGCACCAGGAGTGCCTGCTAATGTGGCCACAAAAGTTTCTTGGCCGCTATTAGTTTGTGAAACATTTGTTACTGCAGCGAATGTACCAGACGTCATGACAATATCAAAGATATATAAATGATGTATAGTTCCATCGAATTTTTCTATTCCTCTACAACGTGCAGTACCTACCGCAGTTGGAGAAGCAATTGATCCAGTATTTAAAACAAGAGTATGCATCGTTGATATCTGAGGCATTCCCTTTATAGTAGATGATGTTAGCTTTATATAATTACCTAAAGGTAATGTAGTAATAGCAGCATTCGCCGTTGCAACATCATTTATAGCATCCCGTGGTTTGTCAAATATAATTCTAGTATCTGCAGAAGTTTTTATTCTTTTACCTTTAACATAGGCAGTACTTGGAGAAAGTGATAAATTTAATTTTGGTAAACCAAATGTTTCTGCTTGTGCAGTTGTATTTACACTTGCCTGTTCTGCAATAATTTCTGTTGTAGTTTTAAAACCAAAGTTCGTACCATCATTTAAATATTCGTCTATACTGATATCAAAAGGAGAAACAGTATAATTACCAGATTCTTCAAATGTTCTATCTGCAAATCTTTGGTTTAATTCTGTATCGACACTATCTCCTCTAGTGGGATAACTTGTAATACCATTCTCTATTCGTAATAAAGAAAAATAGTTTGCAGTTGTTCTGGCAGATAATGATAATGGTTCTGCAATTAAAGTACATGTAATCTTATATCGATTTGCACCTGGTGCAGAGGCATTTGGTTGACCTGCTGCATTATCAACTAGATCTGCATCTTCATTTGATGAAATAATTTGTTCTGATATTAATAACCCAACATTATATGAAGGAATATTATTATATTTGTTTAATATTAATGTGCCGCCTGGAACATATGTAAAACAGCCTGAAACAAAACGTACACCTTCTACAATATGCACGGCAGAACCTAAACCGGTTTGTGTTCCATTAGTTAATGCCGAATTTGTTGATGCGATTGCACCAACATATTCTGTAGCACTTGCACTTTGTTCTCCTTGGACTTTACCAACTCGAATAGTACCGGATGTTGTTTTAAATACTTCACCGGCTCCAAAGGTTTTTACTGTTCTATTAGTAGCCGAAGTTCCGCCTGATTTATTATATTTAATGTATAATGTAATAGGATCGTTACTATTACTACCATGAGCAGGACCTGAACCATTTGCAACTACGGCCAATACTTTTGCTTCTACTTGAAATGCACCGGTATTATCAGTACCAATAATAGTTTTATCAACAAACTCTGAAATATATGTACTCGTATCATATGCAGCACCTGATCCTGTTGCAACCGTAGAATAAAATTCATCTTCACATTTTATGTATGCATATTCAGTATCGACGGTAGTTCCACTACCAACAACTGCTGCACCATCTGAAAATGAGTGTTGACCATGTCTATCAATTTGGGCTTGGAATGCTGTTTGTAATTGTGTAAGCTCTCTTGCCTGAACAGCATATCCTGGTCTAAATAAAACTCTATGATAATTATTTCTCTCATCGAAAGTATCATAATAAGGACTAGTCCTATAATTTGTTATTTTCGTGATTGGTTTATATACGTCTGCCATATTTTTCTCTTTACGGTTATATACTAATTAGTATATTAAAATTCAATTATTACTTTAATGTCTTCAGTCTGATTTGATGATCTATTAATAGGAGATCTATTTTCTAAGAAAATCATTTGACCTGAATTGTAGGCTACTTCACCATTTACAACGGCAGTGCCTGCAAGAGTTGCACTTCCACCTCCTACACCGGTTATTGCTTCTCCATTAACAAATGCCTTATATCCGGTTTTAGAGTTTTGGTGAAAATATAATCTACCATTTGTTACATCTATTTCAGTAATAAACGCCTTGGCTCCACCTGCTCCGGTAACAATTGCATCTAATACAAAGTTAGCAGTAGGATTTGATCCAGTTAAATCAAGATATTTTAAAGCTCTTAATGTTGTTGCAGTAGATATAGTAGTTGTTCCATAATTAAGTGGTTTTTTAATTAAAGATACTTGTCTAAAGTCCTGAGCAACAACCAAATCTCCTGCTTCTGTACCTGTTAGAAGTGTATTAAGTGCAGCATAAAAACCACCAAGTTCTTGTACAGGATCTACACCATGACCAGTTTGTGGAGAGATAACCGCACGTGCCGTCGCAAGTGTACCACCTCCACCAGAAATTGTAACTTCGGCCACAGTATAATCTGTACCCTTTCTGGCCTGTGCCATTGTAATGGAAGCAACATTTTGTGTACTACCTGAACCAGACATTGTAATATCGGCCGCTACAGTTGTAGCACCTGTTCCATCACCCGTAATTGTTACAGTTGGTTTACTAGAATAATTACTATTACCATTTGCGGTCATTTCTAATCTTTCAATACCTGCTGCCTGAGCATGATCTCTTGAGGCTTTTTGATTTAGATATTGTGCATAATCTGATTCAGTTAAAGCGGATTCTGCTGCAGCATCATTAGCATAGGCAAGGGAAACAGTCTTGACCGGCATATAAGATGTTGTAAGGAATTTCTCTGCATCTGCAACTGATATCGTATACATGTATTTCCAAATATAAGAATCAGATTCTGCAGTAGGTGCAGTATTTGTTTGAGTTGGCTGAATAGTAGAAGTCGCAGCTGGTGCATATATACATTTGTATACTTTAAATTCTGACGTTACAATATAAAAAGCTTTATCATATATATCTGCTTGATCAGAATCCCATTCAACATATGTATCACCAGATTTCCATGTATGTCTAGGTACCACATGTGATATATCGGCCGCTGTTAATTTTTTAAGACCTAACATATTTTTCCATGCTTCATGGATATTATCTTTGGTATCGTAAGGAGTAAAGGCCGTTGTGTCTGTAGTATCTGAAGTCGTTAAAGACCATACATCTGATTTACCAATGCCCAAATACATACCGCCTGCCACTACGTCGGCTTTAAAGTTCTCCGCATTGAGGACTCTAAAAGGTGTTGTTACTATTGCTGTCATGATTGTTTCCCGTTATGTTTGTAGTTCAATATTACTTAATGAGCTATATCTATTTATACTAGTTCCAAGGCCATCTTGAATAATATTCGAAGAGTAATGTATTATTGGCGTCTCGTCTCTAAATTTAGTTATGGAATCATAATCACGTTTATTATTGAAGTGATTGTTTCCGTTAATTGTTCGTGTTATATCTTCAAGATGATTAAGTAATAATATTAATATTGGTTTAATATCTTGTGCTCTTGTTTCACCAGAGGCAGTAGATCCAATTTTCAATACAGGATCTAAAACATATCCATAACCAACGTTGTCTATAGTTACACTTGTTATTTCACCTTCTGCATCTAGATTACAATGTGCAGTTGCAGTAACGTTTGATCCAAGTAAAACACCTTCTGCATCTGTAGAAGTTGGAGGGTCAATTACAATTGTTGGTGCAGTTCTATATCTCTTATCACCTAAGTTACTTAATATAATTTCATTTAGTTTTCCTGCATCGGCATTCGCACTTATTGAAGCAGAGGCCGAAGTATATCCAGATCCACCGGCCGTAATTGTTATTGTATCTACTTGTCCTAATTCGTCAACTGTACATGTTGCCGTCGCACCAGATCCTCCATCACCCGTAATTGTTACAGTAGGTACAGCAGAAGGAGATAATGGATATCCATATCCTCTGTCGACAGGAGTTATTGTAGAAACTGCACCACTAGAAAGTGTTACGGTTGTTGTTGCATTCCTATTAATTCGTGGTTCAATATTAGGAGAGAACATTGCCACATATGCCTGAACAAGTATAGGGAAATCTTCAACACCAATTGCACCCGGTTGAAGAGTTGGTATTGATGATAATGTTTTTCTATTTGTTCTTCCGTATATATCCTTATATGCATACATTGTATTGCCTACACCGAAACCTTCATTTCCGTGTTCACTTAATTCTGCACTTGCCTGAGTAGGTCCTTCACCTGCGACTCGTAAACTAACTTTATCACTATCACCTAATGCTGCTCGAGTTAATTGTGTTAAGAGTAAAATTTCTCCGAAGAATTTGAAACCGGCCGGATGTACTAATTTTGTAAATGCATTTTTCCAATCGGCCAGATTTTTACCGGTACGAATAAGATAACTAAATTTTTGATAGTATGCAGAATCTTGTATTTTAATATTATTACTCAACATACCCTTTGTATCTGCATAAGAACCTGTCTGTACAATCGTTAGAACCGTATTGGCAGAAATAGTTTGTGCAGAAGAAAGTGTAAGAGATGTTCCTGTTATACCTGATACTGTTACGGTACCAGATATACCTGTTCCTGTTATTGTGGCACCTAAACGAATGTCGGCATTTGCCTCACTTAATGTTACCGCGGTAGAAGAAGATACATTACTTGCAACCGTTGCAGTGGTTGATGTACCATTAATCCAGGTACCCGAAGAAGGAATAAGTGTTTTATTCCATGGCTCTTCTACTTCAACTGTTTCATTAAACAATAGTCTAAAGAATATATCGATAGAATCTGCCGAGCCTCTTACTTTATAAAAGTCTACAATTGATTTATATAATGTTCTCTTATCAACCTGTAAATCTCTTGGAATGGCCGCAGCGATTTCTTTCTGCATAAGTTCTAAATAATCATTGGTATTCTCATCAATGTTTAGTGCCTCTTCAATGGCATTTAAAACATATGATGGACCAGGACCTACCCAATATGTAACCTTTGTTGTAAGCTTAATTGTTAATCCGTTATATGCCGAAAGATTGTTGATCGTAAATGTTTTACCGGAAATGGCAGTCGAAGTGGCCAATGAACCGGGTAATTCATTACCATTCGATATGTTTATATTAACATTTGAAAGTGAAACAGGTGTAGTTGAACCATCGGCGTTTGTAATAACCGCGGTCGAGTTTGCACCTGTAGAATCAGAAAAGAAATGATCGTTCGAATTTTCCGGATCGGATATTCTAAAGACCGCCTTTCCACTTAGAATAACATCAGAGAATATTTCTTCTGCAGAGTATATAAACTCTTCCATATTATTAAATTGATAATAGGCCTTGAGAAGATTCTTAATACCACCCGCGTTATCCAAAATGTCAGACGGAATAAGTTGTTCTATTCTAATGTCTTCTTTTGTTTTCCGCTTAGTGCTTGCAACGGATTCTATATATCCGGGCGAGGCAGAATGTGATCCGTATATTGACATTATGAGGTCCTAAATCTCGAGGTAGTTGTATATCCAATTGAACCGGTAGAACCAGATACTGCGATCGTATCAATTTCAGGGGTTATCAGAACACCGGCCGCAGTGATATTTAAAAGTTGATCTCTCTTTGGTGCAATGTCAAGGGAATCCGGTTTCACGGTTATTTTAATATCGGTATATACCGTATTACCGGTTGAATCCGTGGGTACAAAGTTATTTAGAATAATCTGACCTGTGGCCGAGTTGACCGTTCCACAATCCGAAATTGTTTTTACTTCAAGAGAATTAATAATCTTGTATGCATATACCCTTCGTGTGGTCTGACCGGATACCGCCTCATCACCGAACCAGTTATCGACACCGTTTATTTGAAATGCGGAACTGGAAATGACAGAGTCTGTTGCAGAGCCACTGACATAGAACGAACCGGTAAAGTTAAGAGTATGGTTGTTAAGATCTGTCGTGGCAAGAGGTGTGATTGTCTTATGCATGAAAGGACGAACCGTCGAGTTCTGAATAGAAGGATCGGACGAATCGATTCTCTTTAGAAGTTGGGAATGTCTAAATACGCCATCGAATTTATTAAGGTTATTAAAGTTATAATCATCGATGGTATCTCTTACCACAGAGGCGAGTTCTACCGAAGTACGATCCGTAAGGTTGTTGTTATATTTAAAGTATACGTCAAGATCCAGGTATGTATAGTTAGGATCCACCAGGGTAGGTGTGATAGAGACCACGTTCTTTCCCTTCAGAACGGTATCCTTTATCTCTGTCTTCTGATCTGTGGTGAGGGCATCGTTTAGAACGGGTTTTATACAGACATAAATGGCACCATAATCGGGTGGATCATTATCTTCTCCACCCCATGTAGAGATGGCATCGATGTCAGAGAACTCCCTTTGTATGATCGCACGATAATCATCGGAGGTCACGGCCCGGTTTTGGGAAGTAAATGTAAGCGGAGCATTATATCTAATACTCTCCATTGTTTCCTGATCTGCCCCACCGGTGGCATTACTGGTTGTTGAGACGGTAATATTGGTATATCCTCCCACATTATCGACGGCCGTAAAGGTCTTGGCCCCGTTTGCATCCTTTCCATTTGTAAAGATATAATCCATTGTGACGATGTTATTGTTTGTAGGTTTGAACCCTGTTACCCCGTCACCAAAATATATTTCGTAATACTCGTTTGAATTCTCTTGAAGATGGAAGATCTTTGAGGTAGAGGTAACATTAAGAAGAGTGGTAAACTTAGAGAAGATATCATAAGAGGTGGATTCCTGATTGGCCTGAACCCTTACACGAAGAGTACTTGTATCGGCATCCTTATCGGATATCTGAAATTTCTGAATGGCGATATCATTATCTACCCTGAACTTAAGGGTCTTGTATGTCCCTTCGGCTATTACAACATCGGTAAAGGTATATACATTGGCCGTCTTGGTGGCGGTCTGTGTTTCAAGAACAACATAATTATATTCCAGACCCTGGACAATAGAAGTAAACTTGGTTCCTCGAGAAAGAGTAAGAGCGGTAGGAGTACCGGATAGACCGGTGACATCGACCTTTACTTCAATCGTTGCCCTACTCCCTAACTTAGAACGAGGAGTATATCCTAACAGATTGGCCCGAGATACAACATTACCCCTTATCTGGGCAGAATCAAGAAAGGCCTCATTAAGGGCAAAGTGAGCGGCCATGGCATTGTAATGAGTATTATATGAAAGAACATCAAGGAGTACAGAGAGACCGGACCCATCAAAATCATAATCATTAAATGTAGATTGGGTTTTGAGGTAGTTCTTAAGATTCAGTTTTATCTGATCAAAGTCTAACTCTGTTACTTTTAAATTTGTTGCCATCTTTTCTTATTCCTGTGTTAATTACCCCGGGGAAAAAATTACCGGGAGAAAAAAAATTATCTTAACCTTCTTAGAATTAATTCGACCTCTTGGGTAGAACTATTTTCTTTTACCCTGAACGCAATCGTAATTTTAAAGCCATTCCCCTGGGACGTCTCTTCTATGTATAACCCCTGCAAGTGAATTCTCGGTTCGTATTGGGTAAGTACCTCTTTGATGCCTTCTCTCATGGCTATCCGGGTAATTACGTCGTTCGGTTCAAATAGTAATCCCCTTAGATTGGCCCCTGTGGTCGATTGGAAGGGTCTCTCATAGAAGTTGGTCTGTAACAAGTTCCGCACGGCGTTCTTAACTGCGCTTATATCTCTTAAAGGGATGATATCTTTCCTAATAGGATGTAGGGTAAGGGCAAGATCTAGATCTGCCCAGCCTCTCTTACGTGCTACCAGTGATTGACCTGTACTATCTGATAATATACTCATAGATCTATTTATATACCTTTACATGTTCTTTTGGAGATCTTCCCAATACTTCTTTATCACGGCCGTCCAATCTAGTATATCAGAGGACTCAGGATGTTTATCTCTTATAACGTTATATCTTTTTTGTATGTTGGTATGGTATAGGTTAACATCGTACCCGGCAGCACCTGTATAGCCCGCAATGTACCTCTCATATGCTTCTTTATTCCCTATATTCTTATACTTACTTAACTCTTCTACCGTAGTGCCGGCCACCTCGGCTACTTTGGTCCAGTTTGCAAAGGCCCATATATATTTGATTGCAAACCGATCGGCTTTCTTAGAAGGCCACGTGGCCCGGGATTCATTTAATATTTTACCCTTTGCATAGCCTTGGGCCCTTTTAAGGAGTGTTATGCTGAGTTCTCCGTAATCAATCTCTACCACCACCTTCTCAACGGGTGCAGCTGGGGCAGCCTCGGCCACTAACGATTCCGCGGGTTGAGTTACTAGCTTACCATCTATTTCCTCTACGTTAGGGATCTTCTCTGTGATAGCACTTATATCAATGGCAGGCGGGAAAGAGGATAGACCCATAGAGCCCATTAAATCGGATAGACCAGGTACAGCAGAGGAGAACTTAGTGATAAGAGAGGATACCTTGCTTAGTAATCCACCCGCGTCCAAACTACCCAGCTTAGAGAGCTCTCCTTGTATAGAGGGTATTACAGGCAGGGTGGGTATAAGAGCCGCCATCTCGGCCTTTAATTCCGTTAACTTCGACGATGCATCTGTTAACTTATCTTTGCCTTCGGCGGCCATGCCTTCGATTTCTGCCTGCTTTGCCTTAATGTCTGTGACAGTTTTGTTGGTATCTATTTGACCTGACATAGTATCACCTCATTCCCCTTAAACGACCGGTATTGCTTCGACTCTTTACATCAGCCAAACGCTTAGTTTTCTGCATTGTACAGAACAG